TCGTCCGTGTTCCTCAAGTGGGTGGCCGAGCAGGGCGGCCCCAAGCACACCCCCGGCCTGCGCGAAGAACTGCTCACCGCCGCGATGGAAGGCGCTCTCAGTAAGCTGGCCCCGACGCCCGAGTACCCCGACGCTGCTGCGGCTGTCATTGCTGAAGTCGAGCGCAAGGAATTGCAGCGCGTTGAGCGCGATGGCTGGTATTCCCGTTTTGCATACCTGCAAGACGATGATGCGTTTTTTGATTTGGTCGAGCGCCATGAGGTGTCGCGCTCGGCGTTTAACGCGATCTTCCGGCACATCGAGTGCCGCAGCATCCACGGCACAAAGAAGCCCAAGATTGAGGCCGCGACCTGCTTTGATGAGAACCGCCAAGCCAAAGGCGCTCGCATCCTGAAGGGCGTCACCTACGCTGCGGGCGAGTCCATCTTGTGCGCCCGTGATGGGATTGTGTACGGCAACCGCTGGCGTGATGCGCGGCCTGTACCTGTGCCTGGTAACATCCAGCCGTGGATCAAGCACCTTGAGCGCATGATCCCTGACCAGCGTGAGCGTGAGCACGTCCTCGACGTGATGGCCTTCAAAATCCAGCACCCCAACCGCAAGATCAACCACGCTGTTCTGCATGGCGGCAATCCGGGGTCGGGCAAGGATACGCTGTGGGCACCATTCTTCTGGGCTGTCGGTGGGCCGTCCCTGAAAAACGTGTCCCTTGTCCGCAACGAGGAGATCACCAGCCAGTGGGGTTACGCCCTTGAAACTGAGGTCTTGGTCGTGAACGAGCTGCGCCAGTCTGAGGCCAAAGACCGCCGCGCCCTTGAAAACCAACTCAAGCCCCTGATCGCTGCGCCTCCTGAGTATTTGTCAGTCCAGCGCAAGGGCTTGGCCCCGTATGACCTCGTCAACCGCCTGCAAGTGATCGCGTTCTCTAACGAGCGGGTAGCGATTAACCTCCCCTCTGATGATCGGCGTTGGTTCGTGATCTGGTCAGACGCCCCCCGCATGACCGACGAGGAGGGTTCGACTATCTGGGCTTGGCTTGAGTCTGGCGGCAAATCGGCAGTCGCCGCCTGGTTACACGCCCGTGACGTGACAGCGTTCAACCCCGGCGCGACGCCGTTCCTGACTGAAGCCAAGGCCATTATGGTCGAGGCGGGCATGAGCGGTGCGGAATCGTTCTTGGTGGACTTAATGCGCAACCGCCTTGGCGAGTTCTCCAAAGGCGTCGTCGGTGCGCCCTGGCACGCCCTCTGCGATCGTTTGCAGGGGTCGGTGCAGGGCAGCGTCAAGATTGTGCAGCCCGCCCTGCTGCACGCCCTCAAAGAGGCCGGATGGGTGGACATGGGCCGCTTGAAGTCCCGCCGATATGACAACAAGAAGCACATCTTCTGCGCTCCTGATATGGCTGAGATGGGCAAGTCGGAATTGAGAGACATGGTGGAGGCCGCGCCGCCCACCAGTGTGCGGTTGGTCAAATGAAGAAGGGGCCAAACGGCCCCTTTTTTATATCTTCAGCAGAACTGCAAGCAGTGCGGCAACTACTGCCGCCACCGCCATCACAGCGGCGCCTCCGGTAGTTGCTCGCGCTGTTGCTTGGTGTATTCGCGCTCTTGCGCGGGTGTCCAAGGCGTCGGGCCAGCTGGAGGCGGGAAGGGCCATTGGGCACGTTGGTGCAGTGCTCGCAAGGCGTGGCCCGTCAGTGAGCCGGGGTCGAGGTCGTCGGGCCAATCGTTCATAAAACCGCCTTAGCGTTAGCCATTGCAGCTTGAATGTCGCCGCCATTCTCAACCGCAGCCGCTAAGCCAGCAAGCGCGGTTCGCAATTGCGCGGTGGTGGCTGGTTTAGCCTTCGGCATCCAAGCTGGTGGCACATAATCCGCGTCCAGCTCTTCCAGCACTTCGGGCTGTGTAGCGTCCAGCATGGGTGCAGCGCGGTCAGCAAAAATAAACTTTTCACCTTTTAACAGCAGGCGGGAATTCAAGCCCGCATATTGGCTCACATAGTCGGCGGTCGTCATGCCCGCATAAAATTTTGGATAATCGCGGCGGGTTGCGTCGTGGTTGCGGTCAATCTTGCGTTTTATAGCGGGTGGCTTTGCAGCAAGTCGGCGATATTCCTGGGCGTTTTCAGGTTTAACGGTGTAACGAGTTGTTTCATGAGTAAATTCGATCATTTGTTTTCTCCATATGCGTGCTCACGTTGAGCGATAAATAAATCTGTTTTGCACTGGTCGAGGGTTTCAAGCAATGCATCCCGCTCGGCCTCAAGGTCTGCGATCCGCTTGAACAGTTCAGCCGCCATCGGGAAACCTTCGGCGTAGGCGAGGCGTTCGGCATCACTGGCGGGAATTTTCAATAAGTCGATCATGATGCGCTCCTTGTTGCGTCATACAGTCCGGCGGTGTAAGCGCTCAACAGCGCGGCCAGTTCACGGGCAGGGACGTGGCCGATGCTGAACACGTCAGACACGCCGCCGGATTCGTTGCACATGCGGTGCAGGCAGTAGCCGCCGTAAGCGCCGGAGATGTGGTAATGGCCTTTGTTGGCCTTGCCGTTGGTGTACGCCTCAGACGGTGATTTAGTCATGCTGTTGATGGTTTGCGCTTTTGCGTCTAGATGGGCGCGGGTGATTCTCATGCCGATGCTCCTTCGGGAAAAAACGTGATGTTGTGGATTTCGCAGTGCGGATATGCGTTCTCGGCCTGTTCTGCGGCGTGGTCATCGTCCTCGGCATAGCAGTCGAACACGATAGTGAACTTGTCGCCCACATCCTCCGCAAGGGTCACGCGGTACGAGATCAGGTTGGGGTTATCTGCAAATATTTGTGTTTGAGTGGTCATGGTGTCAGGCTCCGTAAAAGTAGAAGAACATAGCGAAGGGTGCGCCGATGCACAGCGCGAACAATGCGGCGTGGAAAAGGTCAACGAAAAACTGTTTCATGGTGTTAGTCCTCAATGAATTCGATAACTTGCAAAGCAATCAGCGCCTCGCGCTTGAGCGCTTTGGATGACGCCGCGCTGAAGTCAAAGCCACTTGCACACATCTCGTCAAAGACGCGGCGAGCGGTTGCAGGGTCACAGCCGAGAATGTCGGCGATTTGTTTAGGCCATCCGGTCATGATTTGCTCCTTTGGAAAAAATGCGATCGGCGGTTTTTCACTCGCCGACATGGTTTTCGTAGATTTCGGGATAGTTGGCGGCGAGTTGTTGCATCGCGCACACTAAGGAAGCGCGCAAACTGTCAGTGGCAAACACAGGGTCGCCTTGATCGGTAACAACCCAATTGAAGCCGTCATGCGCGACGACGACCATACCGTCGCCGTCGGCACAATAGTGGCCGTCCATGTTTTGCCACACAACGCCGCGCATGTCAGACATGGCGTAGTTGAACGTCGTGTCGCCGTCGGTGTAGTTGCCATCGGGCAGTTGGGTGTAGAAATAGCCGTCGGGTGTGGTGATTGCGTTGAGGTTCATACAGTGCTCCTGTGGGTTGTTGGAAGCTACAGTGTAACAGATTCTTTTGCACAGCAAAGCGTACCAGGTAAAGACCACACGTTTTAGTCGGATTTTCACGCCAGTGCGGTTTGTGGGTCTTGTGGATGGTGGTGTGGATAGCGGTTTTGCGTGGGGTTGACCCACGCGGAAAGTGGCGTGGATCAAGGGTTGCGGGGCTTTGTGGATAGTGTGGATATTAGAGTTGAACAAAAGAAAAACCCATGTGATTAAAAAATAGGCAAAGGGGGTACAGCGATTTAAATTCCTCGTCCAAAGTGTCCACAGTGTCCACAACTCCCGCGCCCACTCCCCGCGTTTTATGCCATAAGTTAGCCGCTACTAACCTAATTGTGGACTGTCCACATTGTCCACAAACTACAGTTCATACAGTGGTGGATGGGCATACAGTACTGCATGGGCATACAGTGCACACATCTAGGGGTTGACGGCTTTGTGTGGACTGTCCACATTGTCCACAAAATGTCAGTGAGCACACACTAACTGCATGGTGGTTTGAGCTGGAGGGGGAGGGGGAGGGGGTAGGGCCGAGCGGAAGGGCCAACAGCAGCGGAGCGTCCGCAAACAATTTTTTATTTTTTGATATAAGATGCGCGCACGCATCCACGCGGCCATACATCTATGAGTTTTCATTCACTGCCACTTGTCATCAATGAAGTGCGCGCCACAGAGGCGGTGCTTAACCGCATCTACGACGCCGCCAAGCTCGGCTTGAAGGGCGACAACCTGGCGTTAGCTGCTGGCATGGTGCCCACGGCCTACCGGCAGTTGTGCGAGTTGGACAGAGCGGCGCAGTTGGCCGAACAAAAGGGACGCGCCGACGGGGAGCTGCTGGCGTCTAAGCAACTGCACAAGGCAGCTGAAGAAGGCGACGCCAAAGCCAGTTTGGCCATCTTGCAAAACGTCCACGGCTGGGTCGCCAAGCAGGCCATCACGGTGGACGTCAACCAACAGATCAGTATCCTTGGCGCACTGGCCGAAGCCGAGCGACGCGCAGCAGATGTCGTTGACGTCACTGATGTGCGTGCGGTAGATCACACACCAGCGCCCGCGCTGCAAGCCAGACTGGCCCCACACAAGCAAAGCGTCTAATGCAAACCACCATCTATTCGGCTGAAGACGAACAGGAGTTGATGGCCAGGCTCTGGTCGCCACAGTACAAAGACAACCCACTGGCGTTTGTGCTGTACACGTTCCCGTGGGGCGTCAAGGGCACGCCGCTGGAACACTTCTCGGGACCACGCAAATGGCAGCGCGAGGTGCTCCAGCAGATTGGCGACCACATCAAACAAAACAAAGGTCAGGTGGACTTCAACACCTTGCGCCACTCAGTCTCATCAGGGCGCGGTATCGGCAAGTCGGCGTTGGTCAGCTGGATCGTGATCTGGATGCTGTCCACACGCATCGGCTCGACGACCATCGTGTCGGCTAACTCAGAAAGCCAATTACGGTCGATCACATGGGCCGAGATCACCAAGTGGCTGGCCATGAGCTTGAACAGCCATTGGTTCGAAGTCTCGGCTACCAGGCTGATGCCCGCCAAATGGCTGACCGAGCTGGTCGAGCGCGATCTGAAGAAGGGCACACGTTACTGGGGCGTCGAGGGCAGGCTGTGGTCAGCGGAAAATCCTGACGCCTACGCGGGTGTGCACAACTTCGACGGCGTGATGGTGATCTTCGACGAAGCATCAGGTATCGACGACGCCATCTGGGCGGTGACGGCAGGCTTCTTTACAGAGAACACACCCAACCGTTTCTGGCTGGCGTTCTCCAACCCACGGCGCAACAGCGGGTACTTTTACGAAACCTTCCACAGCAAGCGGGAGTTCTGGAAGACCAAGGTGGTGGACGCCCGCACCGTGGAGGGGACCGACAAGCAGGTCTACCAGCAGATCATCGACGAATACGGGGCTGACTCATCACAGGCGCACGTCGAGGTGTACGGCGAGTTCCCGAACGCTGGCGACGACCAGTTCATCTCCAGCATGGTGGTGGACGACGCCATGAAGCGGCCCGCGTACAAAGACCCGTCAGCGCCCGTCGTGATCGGCGTGGACCCAGCGCGGTTCGGGGCCGACGCCACCGTGCTGGCTGTGCGGCAGGGGCGGGACATCGTGCGGATCATCAGGCACCGAGGCGACGACACCATGACGGTGGTCGGGCACGTCATCGAAGCGATTGAGGAGTTCAAGCCAGCGATGGTGTTCATCGACGAGGGCGGGCTGGGGGCGGGCATCGTGGACCGGCTCAAAGAGCAGCGCTACAAGATCAAGGGCGTGAACTTCGGCTGGAAGTCGCGCAACCCGGCCATGTACGGCAACATGCGCGCGCAGATATGGGGCGACATGCGCGACTGGTTGAAGTCGGCCAGCATCCCCAACGACAGGTTCTTGAAAACCGACCTGATCTCGCCTATGATGAAGCCGGACTCCAAAGGCTCGATCTTCCTGGAGTCAAAGAAAGAC